GTTGTAGACTCTTTCGTCTCTTTAAATATAAGAGAGCCAATACTAAATCTTATCATTAGGAGGAAGTAGATGTCTGTTAAAAGACGGCTATGCCAACATTTACAAAGTAGTGGGTTTTCCAGTAAAAATAGTGCTCGTTTTGCGAGTCTTATTGATAAATGGATTACTCAATCAGGAAAACAATGGACCACCGACAGATTAAAAGATCTGAAGATGTCATTGAGACTGTCAGTGCAAACTGGGAAATATAAGATTCCCCAAGGATGGGCAACAGTTAAAAATAGGAATGGTAAGGTTATCTTTAAAGATAGCCTTGTCCACAGCATAATGAATGCAAAATCCAATCTGGAAATAGAAAGGGCCTTGTCATTCGTTAATTGCTACACAATCATTTATGAAAGTGTAATAACTAAAAAGCAGATTGATAAATTTAATCTTGCTGTATTAGGTGGGGAAAACCCACGAAAGGAAGAACAGGCGTACAAAAATTTATTGAACGTCGTTGCTTCTAATACCAAGTTTATTTGTAAAGATAAACTTAGGTTCTCTGGAAAAAGTAAACCGTTGGTCTACTTTCCTCAGAGTGTGAAAACCTCTCCAGTTTTAATCCTGGAAAGGTATTCAGAGTCGAATGGACTCAGCAATGTTTCATTAAAGAGTGAATCTCGAAAGAATATTGCAACCAAATCTTTAGACCTCTTAATGGTCGACAAGAAATGGAATAAACATTGGAACACGTACCCTGAACAAGTACGTGACACAATTCTGGGGGATACTAAATCGGCTTTGTTTCCGGTTTCTTACCCTTATTGGCTTGAAAGGCCTTCTGAGTTCCCTATTGGAAGTATTGGATACATCCAGGAAGGGGGCTGCAAACTTAGAGCTGTAGCATCACCATTGCTAGTGGTGCAGGCTCTTAGTGAACCGCTAAAGGACAAATTGAGTAAATTAATCTCTCAGTTTGATCAAATCGCGGTGTTTGACCAGGATTCTGGAAGGAATCTTGTCAAAACTTGGCTAACAACTAATAAAGAATTATTAGTTGAAGACAAGCAGAGTATATACTGCTATGATTGTTCATCATTTACAGATAGACTACCATATGAAATTCAGGATAGAATTCTTCAATCCTTAAAATCTATTGGTTATATAGATCAATTCGATATTGACACTATGAGGCTAGCCAGTAAATCTGGCTATCAGTCAAGTGAGCATGACGAATTGGTGCATTGGGTCGAAGGCCAGCCCCAGGGGCTAGGTCCGAGCTTTTTCTTAGCAACACTTACTCATTTCATGGTTTTGAGGAGTTTATCCTCTAACCATCAAGTAGAGAAGTTCTCGATTATTGGAGACGATGTTGTCATATATGATGACAAACTTGCATCCGATTACGAGAATGCTATGAATCTGTTGGGTGTAGACATAAATATGGATAAATCCATTATTTCTCCTACACTGGCAGAATATGCAGGTAAGCTTATAACTTCTGACGGAATTATACCGTCAAGCAAGGTCAAAGATATTAAGAATACCGATCAACTTATTCGGTTGATCGACTTCTATGGTATACACGGATGGAACGCGCTCCCAAGGGAACAGTTCAATGCGGCTTTGAAAGCAATACTACCACCTGATTTTGGTGGTATAGGTTTCGACATTGGTTTATCCAAACATTCTCAGAATAAGAGAGTGAAAGGTGTAAACAGTGAAAAGATTTTGGTTAAAAGGCTCAAAAATTTCTTTAAAGAGGTTTACGAGCCAACCCCATCTTCCGAAACATATAATACGTTGAATTGGATAAGCTCATTCTATAATCTTATAGATTTGCGACTGAGCCCTACAGAACTTGTATCATATCTCCAATTAATTGGTGGTGTCGAACTTAGTTCAGTAAAAGTGTCTGAATGGTCGGGCTTAATTCACCTGGCCACTGAGCATTTGGAAATAAAACCGAATGCTGATCTGATTCCTCTTTTGGATTCATCAGTACTTTATGAGTATTTTAGCAGAGGGTGTAATAACTCTGTGTCACAATACAAAACACCTGTTACCAGTAATTCATCATTAGATTCTCTAATGATAAAGTCTGGTTTGCCTGTAGACTTCTCTAAGAAGCTAGCAGAATTTGGTCTGAAGGATATATCAGCAGTTGCAGATTATCTTCAAGACATCGTCGGGAAATTATCTAGTGAAGAACTCACGGTGATAAAGTCACGACTAATTAAAAACCAAGGAACTCAAAATGAAGACAATAACTACGAACCCAAAGGGGTCGACGAAAGTGGCAACAAGTTCAACCTTGGACATCTCAACTATATTGACTTTAACTAAGTCAGTGGATAGAAGAGTCAGTCAAGTACTTTCTAAACTGGGAAGCCAGGATAT